GGTTGGCGAGCGACGTGAGCGCGTAGGTTCCGACTGCCATGCACCAACTCTAGGTGCGCGCGTACCACGGCTTGCCCTGAGCGTGGTAGTTGTTTACCGTCTGGTGCCGCACGTGCAGGTCCGGTCCGGGCCATGCGACCATCAGTTCCAAGTGCCCGACCTTGACCTTCGGGCAGAGCCACGCCTTGCGCCCGCTCTGGTGCCACTGCCGCCAGAACCAGATGTCATCGTCCACGCGCCCTTCGCCCCATCCGCCGTCCGGCGCAGGCTCGCCCTTGAACCACGGCTTCGCCAACTTGCGCAGGGCGTCGGCGCTGATCAGCGTCAGCCCGAAGTGCCCCGTCGCAATCTCCACGGCGTCCGCGTCCATCTCATTCTCCATGATGCTCGCGCGCGTCTTGCCGTCCGCGTCCACCATCGTGAACAGAGGGCAGGACCGCTCACGCCCAGCCTGCAGCGGAACAAGGATCTCGCAGGACTTTGCCTCGGCAATGCTGCGAAGCCGCACGATGTCCCGCCACTCAAACGTGGTGTCGTAGTCCACCGTGACCACCCACTTGATGGACGGCTTGGCGATTGCCTCCGTCAGCACGCGGTCGATGCCCTGCGTCCAGAACACGCCCTGCGTGCGGTGGACGTTCAACTTCAGCCGCTGTGCCGCGATGGTCGCGCAGAACATGTTCTCCGTGAAGCCAAGGCGCGGCGTGGTGAAGCACATGCTGGTATCGGAGTAGTCAGGCGGCTCTGCCGGCACAAGCGCGTCGGGCTTGCGTGCCTTGACGTTGAGGCTCACGGGCAGCGTGGAGCAGTCGCCATTGTCGCCCGTCCAAGGCTCGATGGCCTCAAAGCCCGCCAACTGCAGCAGCCCGACCAGTTTCTGCTGCTGGTAGATCGCCGCGTGGCAGTCGAGCGAGTTGGTCTGCCCGCCCATGAGGTAGCCCTCAAGCGGCATCTCCTCGCCCCGGTTCTCGTTGTACCAGTGGACGATCTTGTCGAAGTCAGGGACCGCGATCTTCACGACGCCACCGGGCTTCAGCAGGCGGAACCAGTGCTCAAGCGTGCCCTGCGCCTCGCGGTACGGGATGTGCTCAAGGACATGGGATGCTCGGATCTCGTCCACGCTCTCATCGCGGAATGGCAGCGCGCGGACATCATGCCCGAGGCTGTCGTCAATGGGGATGTAGCCGGGAAGGCGGGTGCTTCCTGCACCGAGGTTGAGTTTGACCATGCGCGGACGATACACCGGAAATGACACAGGGGCGACCCGAAGGCCGCCCCTGTGTCGGTGTGCGTCGTGCGCACTTTGCCTGCCCGAAGGCGGGCGGTTGGATCAGGCGCCGAGCGCGCCGCCAGCGTTGACCACGAGCCCGAGGGTCGTGTTGCCGGCTGCGTGCGCGCCGTTGGTGCCCTGCGATCCGACAGCCTCGCCGACCTTGTCGGGCGAGGTGGCGGGGCGGGACAGGTTGCAGAGCGCGCCCATGACCGTCGTGGCTCCCGGCGTGTAGGAGAGGCGCAGGTAGCGCTTCTTGCCGAGCAGGTCCACATTGATCACGTAGGGCTGGACCGCAGTGGCAGCCGTCGAAACCTCGGCGGGGAACGCAAAGCCGTTCGCCGCATTGGTGCCGCCGACGTAGCCGCTGACGTTGGACCACGAGGATGTGGTGTCGCCCTCCTCGACCTTCAGCGCGAGGATCTGCGTCGTTGCCGATGCAGTCTGCGGAAGGACGATGAACTGCGCCTCCTCAAAGCCCTTGGTATCGACGATGAAGGTCGCCGTCGCGTTGGTCGCCACGCTCGCGGGAGCGAGGCTGATCGTCTTCATGTTCTGGCTGTGAAACATTGTGTCTGGTTCCTTTCAGGATCAGAGGGTGAACTTGATCATCGCACCAGCCACGGAGCCATCGCCGACGTTCGCGCAGTTGATGTCGAACCGCTCGGTCCCACGGACCGCCAGCTCGTCCTGCTCGAATGCGTTGAGCGCGCTGTTGCTGAACTCGACCGTGAGGCCACGGCGGTCGCCGAGGTACGCAGCGAGCGACAGGTCGCCGAAGTAGGCGAGCACGTCGCCGCCAGTGGTCGCAGCCGGGATCGCCTGCGCGAGCACGACCGGGTATCCGAAGAAGGACAGCGTGCCGTCCTCGTTGCGGATCTCGTTCGCCGTCACGCCGCCAGCCGCCTCGGAGAGGCGCAGGAACAGGCTGTTCCAGATCGTGCGGTTGATGTACCACTTCGCGTTGGGCGTGTCAGCCCACTGAGCGAGCTTGCCCACTGCCTCGCGGCAGTCGGTCAGCGTCACTGCAGCCACGGTCGCCTCGCCCGAGTCGGACGTGCCACCAGCGCCGATCGCAGCCGTGAGGCCGACGATGCCGCCATAGGTGGAGGTGCCGTCGCCGTTGAAGCCGCACTGATCCTCCTTGAGCGCCATCGCGTACGCGATCTCGCCCGCGAGCCCGTCGCCGAGGGCAACGATGTTGTCCTCGTTGAGCTCGCTGGTGATCGTCGAGAGCACCATGAGCTTCTTGGCGACGAGGCTGACCTGATCGAACGACTGCTGCGACTCCGTGCCGGCAGCGGCCTCGCCCACGAAGTAGGCGGTCACCGTGCCCGTGCGGCGCGGCATGCGCAGCACGTCGGAGCCCATCGGAACCACGCGCGCGTTCTGGCGGAAGACGCCGTACGAGTCGCGCAGGTTGATCAGGGAAGGCTCAAGCACGTCGGGGACGAGGAAGCCGCCCGCCGTGTTGATGTTCTCCTGATGGCCCTTCGTGACGAGGATGCCCTTGTCGGAGCACCACTGCTGCGACTTCTTGGAGCCGAGGCACGCCATCGCCCAGCGACCGAAGGCGTAAGCCTCGTCGGCGGACTTCATGTGGCGGACGCGACCGTAGGGCTTGACAGCCTCAACGACCGGGGCAGCCTTGCGGTCTGCGCGCGCGCTCTTGCTGATCTCCTCGCGGATGACGGTGCGGACCTCGGTGGCAAGGCTCTTGGCCATGTCCTCGGGCTTCTCGTCCATCGCTGCCTCGACCGGAGTCTCGGCGACGCTGATCTCGATATCGATGGCAGCGGGATCGACGGGGTTGCCCTCGGCGTCCACAACCATCACATCCTCCATGTACAGGGCCTTCGCCTTGGCGAAGCCCTTGGAGCCCTTCTGGTTTGCGAGGTTCTGCAGGCTCTTCTGCAGCTCCTCAATGGTGATCTTCTTCATTGGTACAGGTTCCCTTTGTGGGGTTGGTGTCGGTGTGAATTGAACGTGCGGCGCAGGTCATACGTCCGGGCGCGAAGCCCACCGTCCCGACCAATCCGATGCCACAACACTAGGCAGCCATGAAACAGCGCGAGCCGCCCACAACGGCGGCTCACGCCAAGGAGAGAGTGCTGTCCTCCGCTTCAGTCCGCGTAGATCCGCCCACGCGCGCGCGCGATCTCCTCGCGCACGATGCGGGTGCGGTCATCCGCAGCCACGGGCGGGATGCTAACGGCGACCCGCCACTTGCGCGCGATCTCGACTGCGGCGGGCTGGTCCGGCACGATCACGCCAAACCGCTTGACGGCGGCGGCGGTCACAAGTCCCTTGCGGACGGCTGTGATGATCGCGTCCTGATTGGCAGGGATCGACACGACCGACACCTCCAGCAGCTTCCACTTGCCGTAGACGCGGCGCACGCCGTCGCCGAATCGCTCCGTGTCAGCCTTGCTGGCAGGCCGCGCCTCAAGCCCCATGAAGCCGATGCTCATGGTGTTGAGCGCGCCGAAGTCCATGAGCGCCGCCACCGTGTCCGGGAGCCAGTCGCCCGTATGACCTTCCGGGCGCGGGGCAAGCGCGAACTCTGCCTCGATGCTTCGTTCGCCCCGCTTCATCCGCATCATCTTGCCGATGGGCTTGAGCGCGTCGTGCTCGTACAGGAGCACGGGGTTCTTCTCGTAGTCGCGGCTGTTCATGCCGCCGGGGATCACTACCTCGCCGTCGCGGTCCACGCTGTCGGTGGTGATCGTCGCCGTGAAGGTGCGCGCCTTGCCGGCGGTCTTGCGGATGCTCGCGGTCAGGTTCTTGCTGTTCATGCGTCGATTACAGGTACAAGGGTGCAGCGGCAGAATGGGTGCAGCGGTGGTCCGCTTACGTCACCATACCCTAGGTTCAGTTCGCGTCCGTCCGTCGCCACGATGACATCGCCCTTCTGGAAGAACGGCTTGTCAAGTTCGACGCCCTGCTCGCCGTACTCCTGTGCGGCAATCTCGCAGAACTCGCACGACGTTGGAGACAGCAGCCACTGCTTGCGGGTAATGAGCCCTGACTCCCGCCAAGCCTCTATCTGACCGTCCGTGTATGCCCTCACGCTCTCCGTTCGGGCAATGCGGTTGGCGCTGATCTCGTCAAACCCAAGATCCTGCAGTTCGGCTGTGACCTCGTCAGTGTCCTTCAGTTCCTCAATTCCTCGCGCGACAGTCTCCCTGATTCGCCCAGAGAAAGTCCGAGCGGCAGATCCACCGACACGGTCGGCAGCCTCGCGGGCAGCACGCGCGGCATACTCGCTTGCCTCGTCAAATATGACGTTGTCGTTGATCTCAAGCCTTGTCGCCTGCTGCAACTGGTCGATTCCAGCAGACACTCCAGCCCGAGCCATGAACTGACCGTATGGCCCTGCGGCCTCCGATATGAGCGACGCAAGTTGCGGTGCTGCAGTCTGCGCGCGCTGTGCGATGTAGGTGATCTTTTCGCGCCCCTGAAGCCCGCGACGGTCGGCATCTCCGATGATGTCCTTGAGCCACGGACCAAAGATCCGGTCAAGCCTGCGAGTGAACGCCTCAAGTTCCCTGCGCTCGATCTCGTGCAGCGGAACCTCGCCTTCCTTGATCCTCATGCGCTGCGCGTCTGCGATCATCGGCATCCACGGCATCGCCGCATCGGGGTCGATGCAGCGCGCAGCAGGCGACTGCGCCAGCGCCTTGGCAGCGCGCAGGATGTGGCGGCAGTCACACAATCGGACGCTCCGGCGTCCATTCAGGACCGCTCAGGATGGCAAGGATCTGCTCGTGGTCGAACGGACCCTGTGCGCCCGCAATGTCCATCGTCCACGCTGGCTGCTCGCCTGTCCACTTGACAACTGTCCATGCGCCGTCAACGCTGTAGCGGAGCGTTCGTGCGCTTGTCTCGCAAACGGTATCGAAGTCAATAAGCGAAACGTCGCTTCCCGGGATTATGAGATATGACCTTCCCATCACAGCGCGAATCTCCAGCGGTTCGATTGGTATGTTTGCCATACCTCTGCGGCAGATAGCGCGCGGTTGTATACGAGCACCTGACCCATGCGGCATAGCCCGTACTCGACACCATAAGGAGCGGAATAAGAAGCGTCTGTAGCCGCAATACGCAGATCAAGATTGGAATACGAGAGGATGTTGCCGGCCGTTGTGGAGGTTGCTATCTGCAGGCCATCTCGGTACATCCGCATCACTGTATTTGTGCTGCTCTTTTCCCAGACACATGCGACGTGATACCAGCGCAAGGCAGCAAATGACGTTGAAAGTGTTACCACAAGGCTTCTGATTGTTCCGGCTGGGCTGTAGTACGCCATTTGAAACTGATCAGTCCCAGCATTGGGATTCCAGTTCACGATAAATGTGGCCTGCTGATCTGCCGCAGTAAGAGTGAATGGCCTGCGCTTCGTTACTGCGCTTTGCCACCCTGAGCCAAATCCGGTGGGCCACCGTATCCAGAATGACACGGAGATATTGTCGGCAATCGTCAGCGATGCCCCGCGCCCGCAGTTGATGTTCTCGTTGACTCCATCAAAGGAGAAGATTCCACCCCTGTCGGCCTCAAACGTTGGAGTGTTCAGCAGCGTTCCATCGTTGCCACTGCCAGAAAGATCCTTTATGGTCGATGAGGTCGAATCGTATGAGTACGGATTCGCAGGATCGACATACAGGACAAGCCCATTCGTCAGCACTGGCGGCCCATGCTTGTCATCCCGCATTGGCGCAAGCATTCCGCCAATGGCGGTCATGTTGTGCGTTAC